AGCTGTCAATGCAGAGGATTTAGTTAAGAAAATCCAGGAAACTTTCAAAGATGTCTTAGTTAAAATTCCTAAGGGACATGAACTGGAAGTAAGTCCTTCTGCCGATTTCGACAGTGATCAGCTGAAAAGCGAAGAAGCTCAAAGATTTGGTTGCGATCCGGACTATGACGCATGGGTTCCCATGGAAAATGAGCCTCCGGTTCCGCCGAACTCCAACTTCAGATCTTGCGGTGGACACATCCATGTTGGGAAAGTCGAAGGTGATGGAAATGATTTCCTAGCTGATGATTGGGGCAAAATTAGGTTGGTGAAAGCTATGGATTGCCTACATGGTATTATCTCCGTGCTTCTAGACAACTCCAAAGCAGCAATTGATAGAAGAAAGCTGTACGGCAAAGCAGGCTGCCATAGACCCGTTTCCAAACAGAGGGATGGGCTGTATGATGGCGTTGAATATAGAGTTCTCAGCAACTTCTGGTTGAAAAGCCCAGAACTCGTAATGCTGATGGACAGCTTGACCCAAGACGCTCTCAAGTTAGTGAGAGAGGAAAAGGAAGATGAGCTCATAGAAGCTATAGGTGGAGCTAACGCCGTTCAGAAAATAATAAATGAGGGTATGCTTGATAGGGCCAAGGAAGTCCTGGACAAAAATATAAAACCATTATTAAGTGAGGACTCTACGCACTATCTGGAAGCATGTTTAAATAACATTAAAAACTACAACTTTACAAAGGAGTGGCAACTGGAGGTGTAAAATGTTGATTTGCGTCCCGATGAACAGAAGTAAAACGCAATACTACATAAATCAGGCTTACGCTGATTATGTGATGGAAGCAGGCTACCAGCCTATGATGGCGGCCGACGCTCATGATCCACTAGTGCTCGCTGATGCATGCGATGGGCTCTTACTTCCAGGCGGTATTGACATTGATCCGATATTCTATGATGAAGAAAATATCCGCTCTTATTCAGTGGAGCCAGAGAAAGATGACTTCGAGAGAGCCTTGTTGCACGCGTTTGTGGATAGAGGAAAACCTATCTTCGGCATCTGTAGAGGCTTTCAACTTATTCTCCGGGAATACTTCAGGATCGTAGCTTCCGAAGAAGTGTGGAAGTCTTGTACTTACTACCAACACATAAATGGGCACTCACTGGCCAATGAATTAGATTTAGCCAGGCATGTTCCATCTCACAGCGTGTGGGCCGATAGAAGCTTTCTATATGGTGAGAAAGACCACAAATCTTATGTGAAAATGTATGTAAACAGCATGCATCACCAAGGAATAGTTATCGGTCCTATTATTGGCAGGAAAATCCCGAGGGATTTCGGCGGGCTAGTGTTAACAGCCACAACGATCTGTGGTTTAGAAGACAGTAAGAAACTTGGCAATCACAGAGTTGCTGAGGCTGTAGCTATTGATGATTGGGGAGACAGTAGAATTGCAGCTGTCCAATGGCATCCAGAAGAATTAAGGGATGTAAAGCTTCTGAAAACTTTCTTCGATGATAAAAACGGCAAATTGCTGCTCAGGGCTGCCAAAGGGAAAAAGAAGAAAGCTGTTGCCAAGAAAGCCGCCCAACCTCAAAAGCCTGTCGAACAGGAAACCGCTCCTGGTGAAGAAAACAGCGAATAAAAGGTGATATTGTGGGTAAGAAAAAATGGCAAGTCACTGTAGAACTCTCCAATGGTCAGGTTAGCTATAGTAGTATAGATACATCTGACCTAGGAGGGTTTGTGAGGAAGAGAAAGAAAAGAATACTTGAGGAAACCGGCAAAAGAAGAGGTATGGTTCCGGTTGAACCTTGGGTATTAGATAAAGTGCTCGAAAAATGCAAAGACTTCCTCTCTGCATACAGCGATGCCAGTAGACCGGATATAAGAAATATAAAAATTGTCCCTGATATAAAAGTGGGGTGAAAGTAAATGCGTAATGGAGAAGAATTCGTAAAATTGATAGATATACCACATGCCGCTGAAGTAATAGCTGAAAGATTTGACAATGCCCTGGAATTGATGGGCAACGATAGTGTGGTCTATGGTGGTGCTATAAGGGACTTAGTAGCAGGCATGCCTATTGCTGGAGACCTTGATATCGCTGTAAACCACTATGGATACCACGCTGTCCTTGGAGAATTCACAACTAGTTCTAAATGGACAAAGGTGGCTGTAGATGGCCGCCGGCCCAAAGCTGAGCCTAGGCCATTTGCAGACTCTGGCGGTAAAGGCGCTAGCCTCACCCTAAAAGCTTCGTATGGCAGCAGCAGAAATGACGACTACCGAAGGATTTCTCCTATATCAAATGTAGTGACTTTCGAAACGTTCGATAAAGCCCGCGTTCAAATTATAAGGGTCAAAGCAGCGCCTAATAACATATCAGATCCGTTGGGAATTGTGCTCAGACTTGCAAGGGAAGCTGACCTGCGCTGCTGCTCATTAGCTATGAACACCCTGGGCAAAATATTCGAACTGGTAGACGGAGCCTACGCAGACTGTATCAAAAGGGTCCTTAGAGTCAATGATATAAAAGATGAAAGCCGATTTGGAAAAATAGAGGAGAGAATAGAGAAGCTGGAGAATCGAGGCTGGAAGTCTGAAATTAATATTACAAAAGTCAAAGCAAAGATAAAAAGAATGCAGCTTGAAAGGGCTAAAAGAGAAAAAGAGTTCTTTGACAAAATGAGGCTGAATCGCAAGAAATCTAGGAAGAAGCACAACATAGACAGATATGTAGGGATAGCTCCTGCCCCTGGCGGTAAAGTGGAAATAGTAGTAAGCAGAGAACTCGGGCCGAAAATGGGTATGAACGTATCTGAAGCGGTTAATAAATTTGCAAAGATGCACTACTTGGATATTACGGAAGTTGGCAGAAATGCCAGGACTATGAAATACTGTGTTCCTGATAAACAAATTGCAGATCATGTCAAGAAGTACCTTGAAGGCAAACTTGAAGATAGGCCTGCAAAGAAGCGCTTAAAGAGTCCTGCTGAAGCTGGCTGGAAAGAATACAATATTGAAGTAAAGTCTGTAGACCTGGCAGATATAGAAACTGCAGTAGTCGATGCTCCCACAGACGAGCAATCTGTTGATGATCAGCCTGTAGAACATAGCCGAGAATATATAACAAGACCGGCCACAGCTGATCCAGTTGCAACTGATGGAGACTTCGACGGAGATCGCGAATCCGTGGAACAGGATCGGCCTGAAAGTTCTGATTCACCTAGAACTTACCGCAATGCAGAGGTGCCAAGTGATTACTACATAAATTACGGAAGAGTGGAAGAACGCGCAAAAGCAACTAGCACTAAAGCAGCGGTATCTGAGATGGAGCGTATGAGCAGGAAGTTTTCAAAGACAATAGGAAAATCGAAGGGCGAAGCTGCAACATTTTTCGCAGAAGCTTTTCCTACCATAAAGCCAAAGACCGTCGGCTTAAAACCCCAAAGAAGAACTAAGAGAAAGAATAGAGGAGGTAGGAGATAATGAAAATTGTATCTATTACAACCAAGCAGAACAAAAATTTTACCATTGGACATTCCCCGGCCCACCTGGACGAAGGCATTGTCATTAGCAGAATCGTCTACAAAAGACCCGGCAATCTTTTCAATAAAGGCTTTCAAAACAACGAGTCTTGTTATGTAGTCTACCAGGAAGGCTCTTCCCTGGGAAGGATTGTTCCGGAGAGAGAAGTAACGGAGATTATGGTAGACCCTGAGGAATCTGGCAAGAAGCAGGACAGCGAAGCGCCATCTGTAGAAACCTTTCTCGGCACAACTGAATAGGAGCTAAGGATATGTCGCACAAAATTATCGTAGTCGGGCACAGCAAGCTTGACATGGATCTAATGAAAGAAATAGGTGACGCAACCATGGGTATAGAGGAGTTTGTGGAAGACCCGAAGAAGTTTTCCTTAGCCCTGTTTACAGGTGGAGCTGACGTTACGCCCAGCTTGTATAAAGAAAAAGGTGCTGCCCTGTGCTTTTCGGATATATATAGGGACTTGGTGGATAAAGCCATATATGACATGTGCACTGCAAACAAAGTTAAAAAGATTGGCATATGCAGAGGCTTGCAGTTCATTAATGTTATGGAAGGTGGAAAACTTATCCACCATTTGGACGGCCATGAAGGCGGTCAACATCTGTTTGAGTGTTTCAAGGACGACAAGCTCAGGAAAGTGAACTCTCTGCATCACCAAATGGTCATTCCTCCGAAGAATCCCATGAAAGCGGTAGTCGTAGGTTGGAGTGCTGCAAAACTGTCAAAAAATTATTATGGAAATAACGACGAACGCACTGATTGGAAAGGCCCTGAAGTCGAAGCAGTTATATATCCACGCGGAAGTGCGTGTGGTGTTCAATATCATCCTGAAATGATGGATAAAGGTTCGCCCGGAAGGACATTCTTTGTAGAAATGGCTCAAGATTTGCTTAACTTAGCAATGATCGACTTTATATCCAAATATGCAAAGGGTCGGGAAGAACCTTCGCATGGAGCTAAGGATGCCTCAAATAACTAATTGGACATGTGGAGTAACAACTGTACCAGACGGTAGAGTTCTGTGTTATAGAACAATGCTTACATCAGGGCCCACCGTGTGGTCGGCGGCCTTGGAGGTCGCACAAATGTGTGAAAGAAGAAAGTGTGGCGCTAGTTTAATGAAAAATTTGCTGAAGAAAAGATTTGGTGTACATATACCACCTGGAGATTTAAGACACATACTTTCGCATACGGACTTTGGGTGTGGAGGCTGTCTGGAAATCCAACTTGAAATATACCATATAGACTTTATAAGGCCAATTACTTTCTTCATTCCGGAGGACACTCAGACAATGGCTATACCATTCCCAACTATTGTCAACGATTTGGAGAGTGGTGTGTGGTGCAGCAATACCAAAAGGGTATTCAATTTGCTTGATACTATGTGTAAAGGGGAATTCCGTAGATGAATCTGAAAGAATCAGTAGGTAAAGAAATCTTTCTAATAGCAGAAGATGAAATAGCTGAAAGCGAAATGATTGTATACGACAATCCTCATGATGTGTTTACGTATCTGAGCACTCTGATGCCAGAAACAGATTTCAGCACGAAAGTATATCACGGCATGCTCATGCCTGCAAAAGTTTTACCTTCCGTTCTACATACTAAAAACTGCTATGTCCTAGCGCTTCGTCTTATACATGTGAAGGGAAGCCTCACATTGAAAGGCTGCATATTTGAGTCAGATTGTGAAGGAAGGAATGACATCTTGGCAGACGAGATCGAAGAGCTTGTAAATTCCAAGGACAAAGTAGATTTTGAAGTTGATATAGATAACATCTTTGTATTATATGGCTATGAGTTGCAGGTGTGCTTAGCCATAGACGAAGAAAGTATTGATGACGAAGTCATAGAGTCTTGTGGAAAGGTAGTAGCAGAAATTAAGAAGATCGAGGGACGCGAACAACAGGAAGATGCCGCTCTAACGGTTCTTCTAAGTGAAGGAGAATAGAAATATGTCTGACAAAAGAAAGTTAGATGTAATCCTTTGGCTATCGAACAATAGGAAAATAAACTACAAAGGCAGATTGCTCGGCCTAATAGATGACATAGAGTTTAACAAGATCATACGCGACAAAGGCATGCAGAACCAATGTTTCACCAGGGAGACTATACCCCTATCGAAGATTATATACAACAAAGCTTTCGATGGGCTGCTAGGCTTAAGAGGCTTAAGATTGGTCGTTGCGATAAGGAAGAGGAATGACCAGGTTGTATCGAAGAAATTGTTCATAAGTGAGAAGCTGAACATGATAAGCTATGTAGGCGAAGACGGCGAAACTTCCATAAATGGCGAGGAAGAATCGTGGCTCACATTAAATGAAGAAAGGGCTTAGTAATGAAGGATTTATTACCATGCTGTCTATTTAGAGTTGGTACAAAATTTGTAGTGACTCCTGACGTTAAGGAAACAACGTTTCCGCCCGGCACGACTGCATTCATGTCGAGCATGCTCACCCCTGATATGGACTACCAGGATGTTGCTTCAGTCAGAGCAGTGGTCATAAGGAGAGGGAAGGGAGGAAAAGCAAGGGTAAATATAAACAATATGCATATACCAATATTCAGCGATCCCAGAATGCTGGAACACGATAACTATCTGCCGGTAGGAAGACGTTATTACGTCCACATTGATAAAGAACCAGCTGAAGAGATAGATGTAATGGAAATGGACGAAATGGACTTCCTAGGCTGGGCTTGTGCGAAATCGTGGCATTTAAGGCACCTAGCTACGAAGATAGCAAGGAAAAGCTCTGGAAGACTTTGGCCAAGCAGCAAAAAAGAGCCCGTTGTCGCAGCTTACAGCTTCAATGAAAGATTTGAGATCGATGAAGCTGCAACGCTTGCTAACTTTACAAATGAGGCGTTCAGGACGGATTTCGTGAGAACCATGAGAGTTCTAGAGGCTACTTTGTCCAAATGTGAAACGGAATACCAAAGAAAAGTTGCCGCTGCCGCATTAAATTCGTCCAAATTCATGGTCTATACAAATGAGAAGTACTTCAAAGTTGTGGATGAAAATTTGGCAAAGAAGACCGTGGATTTCTATGGCAGAAAGCTTAAATGGTTGGACAGCATGTCAGTGCAAGCCTTCAAAAAGAAGAAGGCTAAAAGTCAGTCATAGGAGATAAACATGTTCGATCATGGACAGAAAGTCATCGTAGTAAAGAGTTCACATCGAGGCAAAGTGGGCCCCAAGAAGGGCAGTATAGGCTACGTACTTGGAAGTGACTCAACTAGACTTATAAAAAGAACTGTCAACAAGATTCCATTTTGTGTGGAAAGCCAAGTTATCGTATTTGTCAGGTATGGCTTTGGTAAAGAACGTGAAGAGCCTGAAACTAGGAGAATCTTAAATGTGTTCCCAATCTTGTCGTCCTATAAACCTGCTCCCTACAGAAGAGAAGCTTTTAGAATGTTCACGGAAGAGGTGGAAGGAAAGTCTGAAAACGTGTGGCCCGTGGTAAAGTGGGAATTGAAGAACAAAAATAACACTCCAGTATGTATGTTATACCCTGTGGAGAACGTTGAAGACATTAGAGATTTTAATAAAGTCAATTTTAAAGCTTGGTACAAGAGCGTTGTAAAATCCTGGACTTTCAGCAGTAATGTAGATAAAACCAGGCCAGACTTTATGCGGAACAAATATGAGAAAAATGCCCGTGAATATTTCAATGCTGTTCGGGACTCTGTAAAAAGTAGAAATTTCAGAGATAAGGTTTTCGCCGCAGTCTTCAGCAGCGATAAGGTAAAAAGCGAAGTCATATATTCTATGAAATATTTGCATTCTATGTTTGAAGCTGCCCTTATTAAGAAGTATATGAAGCAGATATCGGAAGCATATAATAATAATATATACAACGATGGTCCTTTCTTGAAACATGACGCCCACTATGCAGCTTTGACTTCACGAATATTCAACCCAGCCATACTCAATCTTCAAATCGAACTCATGAAGAATCGTGGCCTGGACTATAGCCGGATAGAGAAAGGTTTGAAGCACACTATGCGCATGATAAGGGAAAATGCGCAACCCTTATACTCCATAAAGAGTTAAACAATATACTCGTAGTTTCTCGTACCCGTAAAGTGAGAGAGTATTTGTGCACATAATAACTAGTTATTACAAACACTTTAAAGGAGGCCGAATGGACTGTGATCCGTTGGAGAATGAGGAGAAGTTCGAATTTCTATTTGACAGCGTAAAAAGACAATTTTACGCCAGAACGGAGGTGGAAGGAAGAAAAACTAAGCAAGACTTCGGAATCAGCTTGGAAACGAAGATCGAAAACAAAATGATGTGGATGACTTTCATAAAGAACAAAGAGAGACATTCGATCACAATACCCGTCCCATACACCGAGAACAACGTAGTCCTTATAAAGAACAATGATGTCAAAAGAGCCGTCTGCCCGTATTATATGAGAGCAGACGAGAGAGTGGTAGATTATCCTACCGCAATGTATATGATTATGTGTGAGGACCCTACAGGTATAATCCCCCCGCAGCTTGTAAAAGGTACCCCATTTCTGCAAAGAGTTATAAATTCATTCCAATATGGCAATACAGCTATTATATGCTACAGTCTTCAGAGAGCTATAAATGAGGTAGTGAATAGAATGCCTCTCCATGAGACAGATCTTAATAGTTGGGTAATGAATCGTAGGTTGATAATTATCGACCCGCTCTTTGATGAACTGCAAAATCCAGCCAGCCAACTTGACTACCAGATAGAGAAGAATAGAGCTTATTTTAACAAAGGCTGGACTTCGATAGGCTTGTCTGATGGTACCTTAGCTACCAGAAATTACATTCTCACCGAAGATGTAAGGAAGCTCACGCCGTTTGGGTTGCGGTATCATAATCCGGGAAGGAACCTGTTCTCCACGCTTGGGACGAAGGGCGAGGAAGATCCGTTAATAAGGTCCGAATCGATGCAAGCGTTAATGGATAGCGGAGTGAAGAGAAAAGGTTGGAACCTGTTCACTTTGTTCGCAGACACGCCAGATGTTTTCGAAGATCAGATCCTTGTTGATAGAAGCCACCTCAACAAATTCACAAGGTACGAGCGTCGCATTCAGTGCTTTGGTGATATATGTGTGAAGAAAGGCGATCACGTAGCAAGAGGGCAAAAATTGTCCGTTGCTCCTGATGGTACAGCTAAATACTTCGACACAATCGCCGATGACGCTAAGATTATCTCCGTGAACGAAAGCATAGCTAATGTAGGAGGCATAGAAGAAAAGGTCTATAATCTGACTATAGAATTTACTCGCAAATTCACAGATGGCACCAAATTTACCAATTTACACGGTAATAAGGGTGTTGTAAGATTTATGGACCTTGGCCATGCAGTAGATCCCAGAGATGGAAGTTTGAGGAAGATTGATGTTATTTCCGCATGCAAATCTGTTAAAAAGAGGAAGAATTTCGGACAGATTCTTGAAGCATTGTGTAATAATATCACTGGCGAAAAGGGCATAGTTCTCCCTGATAAATATGAATGTCCTGACGCGCTGTTGGAAGAAGCCCTTGAGAAGAAAGGTTTCCCCAAAGATGGCTGCTGGAAATGCAACACATACGTCGGTGAGTTGACTGGTATATGTGGAGTGGTGTTCTGGGGTGTAATATCTCAGCCTCACGGAGCCTTGTGGGATCGGGGAGCCACCACTAAGAAGAATGGAAGAGAACTCCGAGTTGCCGGCTTGAAATTTTCAACAGTGGAATTCAGAGCTATCCAAACTCGGTTCGGTAAAGATAACCCTGTACTCGACGAGATTATGTCGTACGCCCAGGGGACCGAAGATTTGCATGACAAGCTCAACATTCTACGCTCGAAGCGCGGAGAAAAGGCACCGGGCAAGTTTGCTGTAAAACTTGAAGATCTGAAACCTGTAACTCAGACGTCAAGTACTATTCTTGATCCAAAGGAAGTGGTAGGTACAGTGGTGGATGAAATGGTTTATCCGAATGGCTTTATGCTGAAGATACCTGTTCCATTCCAAACTGTGGTAAATAACAGGTTGCAGACCGTCTGCGAAGGCTTTCCAAGAGAAGTAAGCCCGCAAGAATTTATATCTGACAGTGGGCCCGGTATAACTGAAGGTGCCGTCTATCTAACCGATCATATTTATATCCCATGCGCAAATCTAAGAAAATGCTGGCGACATGACACAGGCAAACTTGGATTAAGCGAGATTGGGGTATTGGTGAACAACATAGTGCTGCATGGACATAGGTTAATACTTAGACCCCAGGATACATGTAATTATTCCCTGTATCTAAAGGCCATCTCCGAGTATTACAGACGTGTAGCTGAAATGATGGGCACTAAAAGAGGCGACGTAAGCACGTATGGTATGGCTGTGAGATATCCATATTCTGTCAAAGCGTACGCAACTCTTACTAATGCCATACCTAAGAATACAGTCGAAATTCACAGGGACATGGCTGCAGCGCTCAGAGTGACCAATGGTGACATTGTTCTGGTAGAAAGATTTCCATGTCTTGGGTTCATGTCCGTTAGACCGCAGAAAATAAGGATAACCGAAGACCCGCTGTGTAAATATACCATTAGAGTCAGCGGTAATAGCTTAGTATCTATGGGCTTAGATCACGATGGTGATACTATTTACATAGCCTCTTTCCATACACCAGAAGCTAAGAAAGCATTGAAGAAGGAGTGGACAAATCCTAACAAGTCTTGCTATGATGTAATCAGACTCCTGAACAGGAAAGCTGGAGTTCCTCATACAAAATGCATGACTTTGCAGGACTACCATATCCATCCATTCCCAGATCTGGACATTGAAACACACTCCGAACTCGTAAAGCGGGCGACTGGTGTGAAAAGCCATACTGGACCAGTGATAGCTCTGGCATACAATATTATGAGATTGGTGGAGAATTCTGACGTGGCTAATGATCAGAAAACAGCCGTCGCTATCGAAGTATTCCTTGATAAAACTGGAAACTCAGTGTTCAAGCAGAAACACGGCGTTAAATCTCTCCATGACATAGTAATAGATGCTATCTGCTCCGGCGATGTTGATACTTTAGCAGATAATGGGTTTAAAAGGAGCACCTCAACCATAATCTGCAATGTGATCGCTAAAAAGGCAAAGGAGCTTGGAGTCCACGATTTAAGGAGCTACCACGAATGGGCTAAGCAAAATGGTGCCAGCAGTATAGTGAATCGCATTGTAAGAGAGCAGAATAAGATTTATTTTGCAAGCAGGGCTCAGCTTACGACTTGTGCTTTATTACACCATTTGGAACAGCCATCCGTAGATATTCCAAGCAAAATGTTCCGGTGGGTTACATCAGGGGCTGCAAATAGCATAAAGACGCCTCTCGATGAAAACATGCAGAAGGCGGGCTTATTTAAACTTCATACAGATAAATACAGAAGTGCTGCCGAAATGCTGCAGAATGCAATTGACGGCGCTTTGATTAAAACCATACAACCGCCTACAGTATTGCGAGAAAAAGCCCTTGCATGGCGCAAGGAAGTGACAGAGCGAAGAAAAGTTTGGGAAAAGGAGGTCTGGTAGATCATGTCGAGAATTGAGCTTAATATAGGAGACAAAGTCCGACCTGCAACTTTGATAGATTACGAGGGGTTCATAATCCCAGTGGCAGATTATATAGTAGCTGCTGCAACCACAAACAAATCCGGCCGTCCCAGTGACATCGGAATCGTTTCCGATAAATATAGAGAAGGCTGGGGAGATCTAAATGGTGTCTGCGACGAAGGGCACGGCTTGTGGGTTAGCGTTTCATTCCTTGTTAGATATTTCAGAGTGAATTCATCTCCCGATAGGGCTCTAATAAAAGACGAATTTGTATTTCGCAGAAAGAACCTGAAAGGCAAAATTGGCAACATAATTAGCCAGCTGCCTGGTTCACAGATGCTTTTCGTGGAATTTGACGAAGATCTAGGCGGTTGTTCGGCGGATGGTCTTGGAAAAGCAGGACACTGTGTTATGATTCCTCAAAGATATATAAAAAATGTAAAATAAAAACTTGACAAATCTATAAAGATGATTATATTGTTACTATCGTGGTCATAAGGTTCAAGCGAAGAAAAAAATAATATCGTGGTTGAAACTTTTAAATCGCGAAAAAAATAAAAAAGGAGTTGCGAAGAAATGGCAGAAATTAAAGGTATCACAGAAAATGAATGTAATTTCCAGGGAAGAGTGGTGGAAGACCCAAGTTTTTTCCCAATCGACGGTGGTGAAGGTGCTTTCTTTAGAGTAGCTACTTTTGTACCTGCCCAAGGTGCAAACAACCAATGGGTGGATCAGAAGAAGATTGTTCCTATCATAAACATGAACGCCGCTAAAACAAATTCCGTTATCAAGAAATACGTTAAAGCCGGTAAAGAAGTCAAAGTCCGCTGCTACTACGATACGTGGGAGCAGGATGGCCAGGAAGAAAGTGGTCTCATTATGACCATGTTGAAACTGGGCGGTGGCACCTATACTGGAAATTAAAGCTACTACCACCGTAGGTACTGAAGTCAAGAATCTATGGTGGTGGTAAAAATCTCGACATTTCACCAAAAAGGAGATAGTCACACGACTAAAATAAAGCATAGGAGATTATAGAAATGTTTGAGAAACAGAAAAGTGTCGCTCTTGGGAGCGGAAGCAGGAAAAAAGGTGTAGCTCTAGCAGTGAAGCCCAGATCGTTGGAAGAGAGAGTGTCCGTCCTTGAAGCTATGGTGCAGAATCTACTTGAGTTAAATTCTGAAATAATAAACGAAAAGGTGGACACCAGTTCAAATGCGTATGGGGATACCTCTGTAAATAAAGATGGCCTCCCTTATAATATGTGTTTAGTTGGTGCTGACAAACATGGCTTCCTAAGGATGCTGAAAGTTGCTAAAGACGGGTATACGGTAGATAATGCCAAGTACAATTCTCTATCAGCCGCTGCTGAAGCAGTAAGTGGTATAATCAGAAAAAGTGGTTGGGTATTCTGGAGATTGCCTGACGGCAGAACTGCGAAGGAAGCTTTCAAAAATAGGCGATAGCTCATATGGCAAAGAATAAAAAGAGGAAGAGGAAAAAGAAATTCTATAGCAAAAAAGAATTTGTGAACATCTTCTGCTCGAAATGTGGTTTGTGCGAAGGTGATCCCACCTTTTGCTATCATAGAATTTATAAAATTGCTCCAAAACTCTTCATAAATGAGATTCACAAAGCTATATTAGAGGTGAGAGAATGGAATGAGATAGGCGGCGTGGATTGGGGCATGGCTCCTGGCCATTTCAGATATGCTGTGTGTCATAAACTCGCAGAACATTGCCAGGGTGACAAAGATTGTGCTATTACCTGCGAACACTTTGAAACCTGCTTTAGAGAATTCGAAGACCAAATTAAAGGTCTTGGCGGCGCAAAACTATCAAAGCGTCGCCTCAAGAAAAAGAAGAAGAAAAAAGCTAAACAGAAATTTATAGTGAAGGCATATCCAACGGCCTTCATGAACAACGATGAAAATTGGAAGAAGGTAATAGAGAGGATACTATCGGATGGAGATAATAATCGAGAACAAAATAAGGCTGAAACAGGCTCCGTCTGAACTAAAAGATAGGTTAATATCTGAATTAAAAATTGCAAACCCCAAACATGCAGAGGCTGTCAGAGCTGGTAGAAGCACTTGGAACGTCAATCCATTTATATATAACTTCGACATATTACCAGATGACAGCTTAAGGATACCAAGAGGATACTTACGCAATCTTGAAGCCGCAATGGTAGATATGGGAGTGGAAGGCAGGATTACTGACAATAGGCCCATAATCGAGCCAAATTACAACATTGGATCAGGGAGGATAAGATATAGACCTTACCAATATGACGCTGTAATGGAGCTGACGAATTTTGAGGAAGGCGTTCTTGTAGCTCCAGCAGGTAGCGGTAAAACGGTTATAGGTATCAGCTTAGTGCCTCTGTACGGCCTACCGACTCTCTGGTTGACACATACTGATGCTTTAGCAAGACAAGCTGTAGACAGGATAAACTTCTTTCTACCTTCCCTTGAAGAAGAGGATATTGGGTTAATAGGCCGTGGCAAATGGAAAGTTGGAAGGATGTTCACCGTTGCTATGGTCCAGACACTAGTCCGCAGATTAAAAGCAATCCACAAAATAAAGAATGAGTTTGGTCTAATAATACTTGACGAAGCTCACCATTGTCCTGCTTCAACTTTCATGAAAGTCGTAGGACACTTCAATCCATGTCGCCTTTACGGCCTAACAGCTACTCCCTATAGAAGGGACAAACTGCAAGATTTAATGTTCCAGACGATTGGACCAGTGGTAGTGCGGATTCCAATTGAGGAAGTGGAGAAATATGGGGGTGTTATGAGACCCACTGTAAAATATAGAGCCTTCTCTCATTATAGACCTGTGGATATGTCTAACACAGCTAAGATAATGACAGATTTCATAATGCACAATGACAAAAGAAATCACATGGTAGTAAGTGATGTTCTGGATGAAGCTACACAAGGTAATATATGTATAGTATTATCAAACAGAAAGGCTCACTGCGAAGTCTTGTATGATCTGCTTTCCATAGGCTGGGATAAAACAGGCATAGCCACCGGCAATTATACTAAGAAATATGTGGACGAACAGATAGATAGGCTAAATAGTGGTGAAATAACCGTATTAGTTTGTACCGACCAGTTGTTAGGAGAAGGTTTTGACTATGCTCCTTTAAACAGAGCCTTCCTTGCAGCACCGTTCCGAGCAGAAGCGAAATGTGAGCAGATCATAGGTAGAATACAGCGTCCAGCTCCTGGAAAAAAAGATGCTATAGTATATGATTATGTAGATACTAATATAGGTGTTATACAGAATCAATTCTATAGTAAGTATGGGGCTTGTAGATACGCTGCCTATGAGCGTCTTGGAGTGAACATTGAACCGTATTAAAGTGAGGTATTATGGATATACCGTTAACAGTGTCTGAAATGATGGATAAGCGAAACAACGATAAACTATCGGAGAGACGCCTTATAAGGATGCCTGAAGATTTCAGGAATCTTTATATGATAGAACTGCACGATTATATTTCTATTCGTGCTACTGACAACAAGAACACAATAGTTCTAAAAGTTGCTCCTGCCTATAAAGAAGATGTTGAGAATGATTCCTTGTCAGCATATGTAACAACGGAAGCGTTCGAAATGTCCAATGTAAAGGGGATAAAGACATCGAAGAGGAGTCAAGATGTCGAATTAGTCCAAGGTATAACCTTAGGCTGCGATCCTGAAGCATTTCTGGTAGATCCGCGTGATAACATAATTCCGGCGAATTTATTCTTCCGCAAATATGCAAATGTAGGATACGATGGTTTAATGATAGAGTTTAGGCCAATGCCAAGCCTTAGCGAGAGAACCGTAGCAGAAAATTTAATGAAACTAATAACCAGCGCCAGGCACAAACTGGACAAAGCTCACAACAGATCCCTAGCATATAGAGGTATACCTGCTGGGAAGTACATCAAACTATTGGCCGCTTCTTCACACAAAAACACAGCTGCCGGATTTCATTTACATTTTGGTTTGCCGGGTCAATTATTGGGCAACCATTTACATACCAGGAAGATGTTGGCAGGACAGATGGTGAAGGCTTTGGATTTTTACGTTGGTATTCCGGCAATCATTCCCGAAGGGATAACGGATCATTTCCGAAGGACTTTTGTAACAAGTCAGTATGGGAAGCCAGGTAATTATATACTTGACAACAGAACATTGGAATACAGAGTTCCAGGTGGGTCATTGTTGAGACACCCAGTATTGACAGAAGGTATCTTGGGTCTTGGAGCAGTTGTTATTGAAGATATCGTGAGTAGGGTCAAAACCATCACAAACAATTACGTACTGCTTGAAAGTATGTTGCCAGATGAGAGCCTAAAAGCAGTATACCCCCATCTACCGACAGCAGCAGATATTTATAAAGCAATAGTAAATCCCAACACTGCATTCGCAGAGTCTAAACTGGACACTATCATCTCAGATGTGAGGCAAATGATAGGTTATGAATCAAGAAAAAGCTCAGTCGAGAATTTTTTTAAGTTCATAAGACACAGCTTCAGTAATGACATAAACTACAATTGGAGGAAGTATTATGAGGGACAATCGAGGCCGGTGGACATGTATTAGTGATGAGAAAGGTAAGAATGAGAAGTTCGTACCGCTTAGCACTAAGGACATGAACTATTGGAAGGGTGCCTTAAGGAAGATCTTAAAAGTTGGCTTGGAATTTGAGTTCAACTTGCCAGAACAAAAGGGTACATGCAAGGGAGACAGCAACGCATGTCCATGCGTAAAGATGAATTCCGAAAAGTGCTGGCAGGTGTGCGCAAATGCGGATAAGTGTGCTTATCTACGCAAGCCAGAGCTATGCAAGAACTTCAAAAGCTCATGCAAACCTGAAAGCTGCCTGGAATGCAGCAAATACGTACCAAATGCCAAAGCTAAATGTCCTGGTATATACTGCGTAGGTTTTATCCCGGCCTGTTTTGCATGTGGAAACTTTGATACAGACTGTAAGAAATGTGCCAATAGATATGACCCGAAGAAAAATCCGGAGGAAATTAGAGCTAGGATGAAGAAAGAATTGAATCCTAGTAACAGTTATGGCGAGATAAGGGACCTCGGTGTCCATAGTATAGCAACTGACGGAAGCTTACTAGGACAGAAGGGTGCCGAAATTATAACAGTCGGTAGAAGAGTCGATTATTGGGAGTTCCACCAGATGGCTAAGTCTATCATTGAGAACGCTGTAAGCAAAGGTGCATGGATAAATGAAAGATGTAGCATTCATATGCATTTGCTAGGTAGTTATTACAGCAAAATATTCCCGAACTCCGAATCTAACGGTAGTATACCTAATCAAATAAATGAGTTGGAAAAACCTATGCCAGAAATAATCTTGGCAAACTTCCACCAATTGTGCAGAAGATATCAGAACGCAATAACCTGGATGACGACGGGCTTGGACAATCCCAGCTGCTTGACAAGGTGGGAAAAATTCAGAGTGTCCAACCTTGAAATATCAGCTATTCTCAACAGCATGGCTAAGGTGAGAGAATTAGTATCTGCAAGTGCTGGCGGTAATAAGTATGGTTGGTGTAATTATAACTATACTGTATTCGATGATAAGAATAGAATAAAGAGACTTCACCTGGAAATGCGGGTGGCTGATATATTATTGGCTCCAAGCGTTGTAGCAGCTGTAGCCTGTATGTTTCACGCTATGATGATTAAAGCTGTAGAGATAAGCAGGTACGGCGTTATAGAAGTCGGAGACAGCGAATGGATGGAGCAAGCTAGAGTCATAAAGAACGCTTTGATGAATGGCACTGGCGATTATGGGGGAGAAAGGTTTAGCGACACCCGCAAGTTGGAAAAACATTATGGCGTATTGATAGAGGAATCCCTGGATCTAGTGAACCAGCTGAAACATATCTTAATGAGAATGGGTCCTGCTTATCAGGTGTTAGAAAAGATAGCGGAAAAACCTTGTTCTCTAAGACGTATACATGGCGACGATTGGGATAAAATTGAAAGGGATGTGTGCGTAGAGATAGCTGAAGACGACAAGCTTTATGTGTTAATTGATGAATGCATAGACTTGAGATACACACACCACTGTAAATCGCTTGAAGAATGGATAAGCCAGACAGCCAAAATCTTAGGGGAAAATCCGGAAATAAACCCTGAAAATGATGTCAAACAGCAGATAGAAAACTATATCACTCGAAAGAAGAACGATGGAGAGATGATTTGGTCTGATACTCTTGGGTCTGTAATAAAATTGTAGAAAGGATGACATATGTGTGGAATATTAGGAATGGCTTTTCAAGAAGGTCATACTATGAGAGATAACGAAGAGGTCAGAGAGATATATAAGAAACTTCTGATCGAATCTAATCTGCGGGGTAGCGATGCTACCGGAACAGTTTTTATAAGCCTCCTCAACGCAATGGTAATAAAGCACCACATACCTGCCAGGAGATTTGTGGAAACAGATTATTATAAGGACGTCGCTAGAAGGCGCATTAAAATGGATGGCCCTCTGAAAAACAAAGGGGAAGAACCCTTCGTAATAATGGGCCACACTAGACTGAAGACCAAAGGCACGCCAACCGACATACACAATAATCATCCTATTGTAGCCAACAGAATAATAGGCGTCCACAACGGCACTATAGGCAACGATGATAAATTGTTCCAAGACTACAAAAAGGATGGTATTAAGCGTAAAGGCAGAGTGGACAGTGAAGTGATCTTCAGGCTAATCGACCATTTCGCTTTTAACAGAAACATGCCTATGAATAGGGCAATCTACAAGACCGTAGAAATAACCACAGGCTGTGCAGCTTGTGCAGTAGTGAATACTGCAGAACCTTGGGTTATATGGCTGTTCAGGTACAATAATCCAATCACCATTTATAGATACCCTAAACGGGGCTTGATCATGTTTGCATCTACGGATAAATTTATGGATGTTGCTACAGAAGGTTTCGACCTTGGCGACAGCGAAATAATTTCTCTGGAGAATGAGGAAATGATAGCTATAAATGCTAAGCAGAATAAGGTAGCAGGTCCGCTTAAACTGAGAAGGCCCACGTTTGCGTACAATGATTGCGGCGCTTTTGCATAACCAGGAGAAGTTTCATGATAATAAAGAACGATTTGTTATTCAACTTAGAAAGCCCTGAAGAAGAACGCTACCTCTCGGGTAATCTAATATTTGATTTCGCAGATTCCTCAAACATTCCAAATACACCGTGTATAGTAAATAAAACCAACTGGAATCGTGAAACGAATAATATCTATGTGATCTGCCCATTCCCAAGATATAGGGGCTTGGAACCTAATGCAGAAAACCTCTATAAGAGAAAACATATCGTTGTAGACGACGAGCCTGTGTTTGTGGCTAAAAACAGAATCGTTACCATAGAAGAATTTGACTTCGGTAAATTTAAATCTCTTAAGGAATATTTGCGGTATAACGACGTTATAACTTTCCAAATCTGGAAATGTCCTCAATCAATGTTAGGCTACGATAGGAAGAAGTGTTTCAAAGCAACTGGTAGAAGCGTGGTGGAATTCCTTGTAGGCCTTAACGATAACATAAAGCCGCTATACAGATATAATTCTGTAGAGTATATTGGATACACAAGTGAGCGGTCATCGCGCAATGACCTACTACATCTTGTCACTTTCTTCAACTTGAAGAGGTGCATACCATCTCTAAATCCTAAAAGAATCGACGGCGTAGCTTTAATATACAGAGCTGTAAAAGAAGCAGCAACAAAGCAGGCCGGCAAACTGCACTGTGCCGCTCAAATGGCAATCATATTTACCAACTATCTCGACAACAGATTTGTTATAGATGGTATCAAGCTATCTGCTCCGCAAGAAATTAACGAAAAACATATACGTGATTTAATGAAAATCACAGAAGCAGATTCAGTTTTCGTCGGCGAAGAGAAGAAAAAAAGCGGTAGCAAAAAAAAGTCTGAAAAGGGAGGAATAAAGTACCACGTGACTTCAGGCAGCGGCAATTATAGTTTAAATTGGCCGTCGTTTTATACAGCAACCGCAGCAACCACCACAACAACATCGTGGTAATAAACAACCATATGGAGGGTTAAACAAATGTGTGGAATCGTAGGCGTATTAGCATTTGGCGAATCAAAAGATTATAAAGAAGAAAAAATCCGACAAGAAGCTATGATGTTCTTCGGCACAGAACTGCTTCTGTTGACTCAGAGTAGAGGTAAAGATGCCACCGGCGTTGCCAGTCTATTCGCTGATGGAAAATTCTATGGCTTCAAAATGGGTGTCCCGTCCCCAGATTTCGTCTCTAGATATGGCGGGAAGAATACGGATTACGATGGCTTCCTGAAAATATGGAGAGAAAACTTCATGAAAAGGAAGAAGGTAGCAAAGAGCTTTATAGGACACTGCAGGAAAACATCTGTAGGTCTAGCCAGCGACAATGCTAATAATCATCCGGTAGTTGTGGGCGACACGATTATAGGCGTTCATAATGGGACGCTGGAAAACCATAATATAATTTTCCAAATGTTGAAGTGCAAAAGAGATGGCGATGTGGATAGCGAAGCTATTATGCAGCTGATCTATTACTTAACAAAGGAAGGCACCGAGCCTTTTACTTTAGACGTCCTAAAAGAAACCTGCATGAGATTGCAGGGGTCTTATAGCTGTATAGTATTAAACAGTAACAGCCCTAATCAAGTTGCTACGTTCAGGGACAGCAGGCCAGCAGAGGGCGCTATCATAAGGCCACTGAACATAGCGCTGATTGCCTCTGATGACGACTTCTTGAAGACCGTACTGTTTCGCTATCAGAAAATGGCCAGGTTGTACAATTCAAGTGTTAAATTTCCCCCATTGGGTAAAGATGATGTTGAGATGAAGATTTTGCCGGACGATCACGCTTACGTGTGGGATTTATCTAAACCCATAGAAAAAGATACCGATTTGAAGGACCTATACGTTTCTGAAAGAATACCGCGCACTGGCAAGCTTTGGGGAAAGAAAACCACGTCTTACAATAACGGTTATAACTACAACAATAACTGGAACGCTAGAAACAACAGGAAAACCGAAGTAAGCGCCAAGCCCGCAACAGGTAACAAAGCTGTAGTTGACGACGACGATGATGATGGGCAGTATGAAGAAGCTGCATCTGCACGGGTATGGAGCAAAAAGTCTAAGTCGTACGAAAAAAAAGAAGGACTAGCGGAGTCAAAACAAATCGGACCTGTAGAAATCGACATCAGTCCCTTCGGCAGAACCGAATCCATTAATGACGAGTATGAGAATGTAGAAAACATACTGCTTAGATTGAAGGACCGGGAAGAGCCTAAAAAAAAGGAAATCGATGTAGCTCCTTTGACGAAAGTGCCTGTTGGAGAGATTAACGATTTGATTGGTAATCCTGTTAAAACCGTAGTAGTTCCTTATCCTACGTTAGCTAAAGTAGGTGGAGATGAAGCGGTGGAAAAAGAAATGGACAAATCACCTTTTACTAAAGTAGACCCTGAAGCTATGAAGAAAGCCAGTGAAATGGCTGACGCTCTCCCCAAATATGAGAATGATGATGAAGTTATAGCTGCTTTAGACGCCAATCCTAAGACCATAAAAGAGGCTCCGCTCTATGCTTTGACTAACAGAATTGTTAAGCAGGTATTTGTAGAAGCATTTGCCATGGGATACACAAAGAGGAAAAGGGAGGAAACTGTAGGGAAAGTGCAGAAGAGAGACAGTAATTTTATAGCTTTAAAGGAAGCCGCAATAGTTCTCGCGAATGCTGTCGGCGAAGAAAACATTAAATATCGCCCAAGAAAAGATATGATTGACAAAGCTCTCATTAGAATATTAAATGGAGGAGGAGCTAAAAATCTATCTATAGATGCATTGACAAACATATTCTCTGCCGGCGATTTCAAGCAGCATCCTCTTCTGCGCCACTTAAAACTCTCAGTTATGTCTGTTAAAGGTGCAAACAATGAGGATTAAAAATGGCCCGACAAAAATTGATTCTGGTAGCTTCTGAAAGCATGGACAGCAATAAGAAGCCAGATAGAGATGAAAATTCACTAGTTAGAATGTCGTCCATAGTTAGAAAAAATATGAACTTTAACGAAGATAGCGTCGAGTTATGTCCGGCCGGCGCTTCGTCTGAGAATCAAGCTATCAGAGCTAGGATGTTGAAAATATTCAAGGCATTCTCAGCTGACATAAAAATGGCAAAGAAGATGGTCGATGCAGGTGAGCTGACTAAAGCAGAATTGAAACGCGTTGGTTTCGTCACTACAAAGACGCTTAATGCTATAAACGGTGGGGGAGGACGTAAGAAGAACAAAAATATATGGGTGTCTAACTCGATAAAGAATACTGTTCTGGGCTCAGATCCCGAATTCCTTTTGTTCGACAGAGAAACTGAAAATGTCATAAGAGCTTATAATGTTCTGCAAACTGCAGGTCCACTTGGCAGTGATGGCGCTATGGCAGAGGTTAGGCCAACCCCATCTACCTCAACAGAAGGTATTGTGTCTAACATTAAAAAGATATTTAAAAATGACAAATCTGTTAAATACATAGAACAATATAAATGGATGTCAGCATGTTACCACAGAGATAATTCTAGAGATTATCCTGTTGGCGGACATATACATATCGGAACTCCGGCGAAGATAGCTAATTTGAACAAGAAAACCAAAGAGGCTTTCTTTATTGTACTGAATAAAATCTTAGACGAGTTGCTGGCTATACCATTAACAAAACTAGATGGTGCGGAGAATGGGCACAGAAGAAGAGCTAATTGCCAAGTATGTCCGACTGGACACCATGGTTATGGGTTCTTTGGTGAGATGAGAATGCCACACGGCCGTCTTGAACATAGAACTTTAAGTGGTATGTGGTTGGTGCATCCATCAGTTGCAAAAGCCGTCTTCGGTACTACTAAAGCTATAGTTGACGAAGTTTTCAAACTTGTCTCTAGCAAAAACTTTAACTCTAAATACATGTGCCTTTATGCGAAAGACAATGAATCTGGAGATGATTACAGAATCATTAAGCATATGTTCAAACCCAATTTCGACGGTTGGAAAAATGTACCCCTCGCAAAAGAAGTAGAGTGTATTAAATCTTCAAGCGAGATGATAAAAATATTAAATGATTCTAATCCATCGTATGTTAGTTCCGCTTACTTGAAAAAGTGGCTTTCGAGAATGAAAAATTTCTCAACCTACAAGAACAATGGTAAATACGTTAGGGGTTTATACGAAATTTTGAGTATCTCTGCTAAAGATCTGCAAAGTTGGGATAGGGAGATCCAAAGAAATTGGTTGGGAAATAAAAAATTCATGGTGGATTTATAAAGATGAATATTTTCAAAAAAATATGCAAAAAAATCAAAGGAGGACTTGACAAAATGGGAAAAGATGTTTATGTTTACTATAGTGGCCCGACAGATACGACTGGTAAGAATATCGCTGAAGCCTTAAAGGCTAGCCATGGTAAGAAGAAACCAGCAACGTCGAAGAAACTTACTGTAATCTGCTGGGGGTGTAAGACCAAGGAGAAGACAAACATGGGTAATCATGTTGTCCTCAATCACCCGGACAATATTAAAAATAACCGGAATAAGTTCAAAACGCTGCAAACTCTTAATAAGGCAAATGTCAATGTCGCTCCGTTTATAGAAGCCGGTAAAGTTATAGCGGCCATAGATAGCACAAGTTCTCCTATCAAATTACCTCTGATCGGGCGGACAAACTATCACCAAGGCGGCAAAGGACTTTGGACGTGCCTTACGAAGACTATGGTGCAAGCAGCTATCAACGAAGGTGCCCAGTACTTCCAGAATTTTATGGATGTAAAAACTGAATACAGACTTCATGTATTTCAGGGCGGTATCATCAATGCTCAGAAGAAAGTTCCTCGGAAGAATATGGAAGGAGCCTTCGTCGAGCAATATGGCGACAGAATTAAGCACAATGCTGAAAAAGCTGGCAAGAAGATTGACGAAGCAACGATGCAGCTGGTGCTTTCGGACGTCGGGAAGAGGACTTTGGCAAATCCTGATCAAATTGTCAAGTCTAATACCAGGGGCTGGAAGTTCTCCCAGGTTAAAACTGTACCTGCTGCTCTTGAGAAAATAGCGATCGACGCTGTTAAAGCTATAGGATTAGACTTCGGCGCTGTAGATTGTTGCATCCTGAGTAATAATGATGCCGCCATTATCGAAGTAAATACTGGACCAGGTTTGTCAGGTTCGTCATTTGATGCTTACATTGCAGCTTTCAAAGAGTTTCTTAAACCCAAGAAAACTGTCAGTGCCGCATCTAAACCGAAGACTGCGGCTGCCGGTGCAAGTGCTGCACCTTCTGCTGGCGGGAAGAAGAAAGTCGATCCTAACGCTCTAAGAAACATAGCTGACATGCTAGAGCACGCAGATGATTCAGAAACCGAAGCTATTAACAGTGTAATCAGCAAGATGTTCGGTAGTTAAAGGATTAAAGATGGCCAATTTCCATATAACATTACCCACACAGAGTATAGCAGAGCAGATAGCCAAGTTGCTAAACATGCAAAACAGGTTATACACGAAGCATAATATATTGTCTATTATGAGAAGTCCTGCTACATACTTTGTCGAAGTCGAAGGAGATAAAGTGGTTGGGTGCTCCGCTTTGTTGAAGGAGCATCCAACTCTCAGTAAATGCTATCACATGTCAATATTGCCTAGCCATCAAAGGCGTGGGTTAGCTTCAAAGCTCCTTGAGGTCAGTATGAATAATTGTGCAACCCGATATATTTATGGTACAATTAGAGAAGACAACTTTGCAAGCTTAGGTCTTGTCAGAAAATTTAATTGGCAATTCGTGCGTAAAGATTGGAACAAAGACCACTGGGTAATAACTATGGCTAAAAAAGTACAAGGAGGGGTCTAAAAAATGACGGCCAATGCGAATGTTAAGTATGTTCTGGTAGAAATGGTGCGTAGTGAAGAAAATCTTCCTATCGTGGACCTTATTAAGACCACACAAGTAGGGCTGTTGAAAGGTTTCAAAGAAGAAATTATCAACAAAAGCGGCAGTCCCTCGGTATTCCTGGTATTAAAGGGCAAAGACAGTCTGCTCTCTATGAATCTCGCTCACTATAACATACTCTCCGTAGAAAGATTCACTGGTATATCGAAAATCATAACATATTTCAGAAACAGCGCTGAAGACCAGAGCGCTGCCGAATCCATGTTAGAGAAGCTGGTGGAGGATTTTAAGAAACAGAATAAAATGCTGACTTCAGATGACAGTTTGATAGACACAAAGGTGTATACAGACGTACCGACAGATCTGAAGTCTGCTACGGATACAAGCAAGATAGCTCCGCAAACCAGAAGTGTAAGCAACGTCTACAATCAGCGGAATCACACGACACATACACGGTCGGTGGTGAAAACCAAGAAGCCAGCTATTTTGGAGAGGAAGGGTAAAGCTCCAAGTAAAGCCATGCTGGACAAAATGCAGGAAAAGATAAAACAAATTCAAACTGGGGACTTCAAAGCCGACTTACCTGACATTGCCGGTGATCCAGAGGTCGAAGAGGAGGAAGCCGAAACCGGACAAGCAGGAAAGGGCAAAAACTACGATGCTAGGTTCTATATGGCAGGGTAAAGATAATGAAAGATTTAATAGGCCATGAAAATACAAAGAAGCAGCTGCGCATAGCTGCTAAGTCAGCGAATAAGCTGAATAAGTCTATGGATCATATGTTGTTCGCAGGCGTAGCAGGTTGTGGCAAGACCAGTATGGCCAGATACGTCGCATACCATGGCGATTCAGACTTTCTGCAGGTGCCTCCAACAGACTTTAAAGATTACAAAAGCGTCGTGGATATATTGGAAAGGCTGAGCATTAAAGGTTATGACAAAAGAGGCAATAGAGTCGGTAAGATAAAACCCACAGTATTATTTGTGGATGAGATACATAGGATGCCTATATCAGGCGAGGAGCCTCTTGGCGTAGCTATGGAAGATTACAAAATTCCAATTGGCAAAAGTGGCCAGGTATGCTGGGTTCCCTATTTCACTCTGATAGGCGCAACAACCGACGACGGAAGTTTGTCTAAGCCTTTTAGGGAAAGATTTGGACTGAGGTTCGTGTTCAATACTTATTCTGAAAAAGAAATTATTAGGATTATTGAGCTCAACATTCCCAATATGAACATAGCTGCAACCCAAAAAGCTATAAGGATAATAGCAAAAAGGAGTCGCGGCGTGCCAAGGATAGCTAAGGGCTACCTTAAAAACGTTCGAGATAGGGTTATAAGCCTGGATACAAATATTATGAGTTCTCAAATGGTTAAAGATACCTTTGACGAGCTTGGGATTGATAAAGAAGGCTTCAATAAAACAGAAATTAAAATATTGAAAACTTTACACAAGGCTAAAAGACCCCTTGGCCTTGATAATCTGTCAGTTGTGGCAAATGAATCACCCAAAGCTCTACAAGCTTCTGCTGAGCCATATTTAATAAGGAAAGGGTATATGGCCAGAAGCGGTAGAGGGAGGGTGATAACAGAAGCTGGCTCAAAATACTTATCTTCGTCAGGGTATATATCTGGCGACAGGGACAAAGTTGATATACCTGCTGATTACATTAGAAGATAATAATGTAACCATATTAATATAAGGAGGTAAATAAATCGTAGGCTGAGGTTGATGGGCAAAGGTAAATTTAAATATGATGTTGTAAAGGGAAGCTCTGTAGGAGCATACGAGGAGTTACCGAAGTATTTTCTGGCAGATACGCCAGAAGAGGCAGAAGAACTTTATAAGGATTACTATACCCTTCTAAACAACCTGTCATATACCTATTCCATTTCAACTAAAATTGATAAAAGCGATTTGTTTGGCGAAGCTTTAATTGGTCTTGCAAGGGCGAATAGAGATTTTGATTCCAAAAGGAGTGAAAATTTCAAAACTTTCGCCATTTATAAGATAAAAGGTGCGCTCAACGAATATGTGAGAAAGAATTCAGGAGCCGTTGTTATGCCAGCATACGTGAGAAGTGCCAACAGACATATAACATCATTGAAAGACATCTTTGAGATGTATAATCTAGAGCTTAAGCACTTGTACAAGGCATTCGAAATTGGAGAAATAGATATGTCTTGGGCCAACGACTGTCCGCTGAAAGACAAAATACTTGATTTATTCAACAAAGTAGTGAAGGCCGCTGAGAGAGCTCAGATAACAATGAAGGAGCTGGTGTCAAGAGCAGAATATGCTCCAGTAAATGTTAGGTACGATGATTATGCTGACGCTGACGAAATAGTACAGCAAAAAGAACATCGCCTTGAAATGGCACTCACTATAGAAAAATTCAAAAAACACCTTACTCCCGTGGAAATTTCCATCTGTGAAGGAATAATGGAAGACAGGAGTTATGAAGAAATAGCCAAACAGTTTAATCGAACTGCTCCTTGGATCAATTACAAACTGTCAAAAATGAAGGAGAAACTGGAAGAACAAATAGGGAGATAAAATTGAACACTATTAAAGTATTACAACGACTCGACAAAGAGCCGTCAGTCAACGTGTACTTAGTGGGTGGATTTGTAAGAGATTTTCTCCGTGGGGAGAAGAATGATGATCTCGACGTGGTGGTAAAAGGAATGACCATCAAAAAGTTAAAAGCTTTCTTATCAAAATACGGTAAGGTTAAGCTTGTAGAGTTGTCAAAAGTAAAAGACAGCTTTGCCGTAAAAATTTTGCTATTTAGCGCTAGCAATGATGATCTGGTAGCGCAGATCAAGTTACCTAGCAGAGGCAAAAAGCAAATACAAGATCCTAACAATACACTCAGACAAGACGCGGCTCATAGAGACTTTACAATCAACGCTATGTACCTTCCCGTTAATGCAAAAGAACGGGATGAAATAATAGATTTCCATGGCGGCAAAACGGATATAGGTGCAAAATGCATAAGAGCTGTGGGTGAACCTATAGAAAGAATGCAGGAACATCCTATTAGACTCTTACGTGCAATTTCACTGGCAGCTAGAACTGGCTTTACAATAAATGAAAATGTTCTGTTTGCCATAAAGCATTGTGCACATTTGTTAAAGAATGTGCATGTTGACTCAATAAGAAAGGAGTTTAACCATATATTATTATGTGATAAGCCTTCGAAGTATCTGAAGCTAATGCATATATTAGACTTGCTAGATATAATGCTGCCAGAGTTAACTAATTGTATTAACGTTACTCAGGAGAAAAAACACCACAAATGGGATGTATTTCACCATTGTGTTTATACTTGCGACCATGTAGATTGTGAGTTGAATCTGAGACTTGCCGGCCTTCTACATGACGTTGGCAAACCAGATACAAGAAAGGTTATCAAGGGAAAAGGTATTACATTCCACAAACATGAGATGGTAGGTGCTAAGATAGCAAAGAAAGCTTTAACGAGACTTGGCTATGATAATAATACGAAAAATCAAATAACCAAGCTGGTAAGGCTACATATGTACCACTACACTCATGAATATAGCGATAATGCTATAAGAAGATTTATAGCTAAAGCAGGTATCACTGAAAAAGACTTGGATGACATAAGCAACTTTCCTTTGTTCAAGTTAAGAGCTGGCGAGCGACTAGGTAATGGCTTTAAGAAAGTACCAGTCACTGCGCGCCAGGAGGACTTTGAGAAACGCATTGTTAAAGTCTACAAGGAGACTACAGCCTTCGGAGTCAACGATTTGGTCCTGAAGGGTAAAGATATAATGGAGATCTTCGAGTTGAAGCAGTCTCCTTTAGTCGGTAGAGTCAAGAAACATCTGTTGTCTAAAGTTTTATCGGACCAAAAACTAAATAATCGAGTTGACTTGATAAAACTTGCCGCAACATATATAAACAAATATAAAAAATTTAACAAAAACAAGAAAAAATAAAGTATCATTCTGTTGAAGGCATGAAAGTTAGGCTACCCACAAAGATTGGGCGAATGTGGTACCCCCAGCTTTTTACTGGGTCCGTATCATAGTCAGCTAGTAGGCCAGCACATCAATTCGGTTCATTCAAACATAATGAACACATAATTGAAGGTGCAGACAGGATTTTACATATATGGACAGTGTAAAGTGCTGTATCATGTCCAGCAGGATAGACAGAGTAAGGTTTCACCGAGATACATTAGTGAAAACTTGCCAAGTAAGCCCTCAACAAAGACTCTGGCCAGATTAGCTATATGAGTCGAGAGAGCCGAAATGTGCAAGTAGAAGCCAGTATATTTCACCAGAAACATTGAAATGCATCTTGCGAAAACCGGAATACTCCAATTCCGAAATACACATGCTCTACAACATCCCTTTATCCCATAAATCGTGCTATGGGATGGGTGAAACTGACCAGGTGGTTCTATAGTATCAGGATAGGCGCTAATACAGCCTTCTTCGAAAGCAAATTTTGTATAAGTACTATTCGAGCATGGAGCCGAAGAGGGGAGCTTGAGACTATTATCTCAAAGGCGCACAGGCGAATTTAAAGCTATGTGTTAAAGTCCAGATGAGATAAAATTCAAAAGTTCCGCGCAACCTCTTTTTTGTCCTAGAAGGTGCTTATACGTGGTTGTTAATCAGGCCCGGCCACACTAAAATATATAACAGGCCTGGCTGCAGCGGCTACTTGTTATGCTTTTGTTGTAGCCTCAACCAGCTGTGGTAACGTGCAGATGAAAGCAGTGGTGCTTGATGATGAAGGAAGAAGCGGAGTTCGAATCTCTGCTAGAACCATTAAGCCTGCCAGGGAAGCCAGCGGGCGCTGTCCCTGGGAGAAAGCTCAGGAAAGGATCTGGGGCCAACACCTCTCAGTGTTGGTGGCTCATCAGCCCGGAGGTTCGACCCCTCCTCTCCCCCAATACCATTGACAAGGACCCCGAAACCCTCACTTTAACAGGCTACGGCGCAACACTTCCGTAGTCACAATCCCATTGTGGGACACCTCCTTTATGTGTTGAGCTGATTGTGGTTGTAGTCGGGGCAGCTGCAATCAGCAAAAGGATGTACCTCTTTGATGGCAGCTCTCGATAGCCGATTGCGCGATCGTGGTCGTAGCGGTCGGCACAAGAAAAAAATAAAATTGAGGTAGGTATGGAAGCTGAAAAGATTATGATCAGTATAATTATCTATTTAGTCATGGGAGTCCTCTTCTGGTGTGAAATCAAAGCTAGAAACGATGTTTTGAGGAGAATGAAGGACGAAAATAGATATAGAGAAACTAAACTCTGGAAGTCAGTGCTCTTCTGGTTTCCAGCAGCATTCGTTGCAAGGGGAGATACCAAGCTTGCTAACTGGTATTTCAAAAAATAAACAGCCAGGGTGGCGTAACTCGGTAGGCGCTCGGGACTTAAAATCCCGTGGACATTGTGTCCGTGTGGGTTCGATCCCCACCCCTGGTACTAGGAGGTTTATAATGAATAAAGGAGAAACAGATTGGGAATGTAAACCATGTAATTGGTTTCTATTCTCGTCAGCTTTAAAATGGCAGAGAGAAATGGGTATACAAGGGGAAACTCCAACATGTCCAGAATGCGGAAGACCATTGACGCCTTGCAAAATTGGCGCTGGCGGAGGAAGATAAATCGTATGGACTCAACAGTATTAGTTCTAAAATGCAAGTGTAATCACACAAGATCCATGTTACTTGGCAAAGGTATAGGGCATTGTCAATATGCATTCCAATGCGATAAGTGTAAAAGAGAGTTATATATCAACATGGAGGATGCTGTAGTAACAGACTGTCCAGGTGCAAAGTCATGGAAACAAAGGGAGGCTGAAGTTTGAAAAAACTATATTTTATAGGGGGGTTTACAGTTTTTTAAAAATCAAAATAACGGGTTAAGGTTCCCTCGCCGCATTATGGGGGCGGATCTAGCTGTATCCGTTAAAGAACTCCCCTCTCCACAAGTAAATAAATTTTAGGAGTTTCTAATATATGAGTGATGTTTTAGATGACGCATACGATGAAGGCTATGAAGATGGCCTAATTGATGCTGAAGGTATCGAGGAGAGCGAAGTACATGATATGACAGAAGAAGAAGCCTTCAGTACATATGAATTAGCTTTTGCTTTAGGTTTGGGTGAAGAAATAGGTTTAGAGGAAGCTGATAGAATTAGGGCTGAAGCGGAAATGAGAGTTAACGAAAGAGGTCCTGAGCCAACAAGCGAGCCTATTTCTATAAAGGAAGCTAAAGCCAGAGGTAAAAGCAAACTAAGTTCAGTGGCCAATAAACCAAAGTGTCCATTCGAACAATGGATTAAAGATGTCTGTGCTGGTAAGAAAAGCATATACGATCCTATAGGTGGAGAAAATAGTTATGGCAAAGAAGACGACTACGACCTCTTCTCCATGTAATGTAAGAATAATAGGGAGAAAAGGTAGCAAAACTTGCAAGATAATTGTTGAGGAAGCTGGGATCGGTAGGTATACAGGTAAGAAAAACAGAGCAGACTTCTTAGTTAACTTTGGCTTGGCCGGTAAAAAGATGGAAGCTTTCTTAAAAAGATTTCCATCGGCAAGACGTATCCCCACAATAAACCGTCACTGTGGCTATTCAAAGCTTAATGTCGTAAATAGAGCTAAGAACAACAACATCATGGTTCCGGAGAGTAGACTAACCCTCCCTAGAGAAGTTAAAAAAGGGGATTGGATTGAAAAAAGATTCAGCTCCATAGGCGGTAAAGGCATCCGGCAAGCCAGGGGGAAAGGTAAATTACAGGGTAAATATTACCAGAAGTTCGTCGCAAACAGGCATTACGAGCTAAGGGTTCACACTTTCCTATGGATGGATGACTGCCGAGTCCAGAAAAGGATTGGAGATCCCAAAGAGATCACTTGGAATTACAAAACAGGCGGTCATTTCGTAACTGTCCATAACCCCAACTCATATAATGTCTTCAAAGAGGCTATGGATGTCTCCAGAAAAGTCTTGGAGATGTTAGGTATGGCTTTTGGGGCTGTGGATTTTATAGTCACAAAAGATTACGATTTATACTTCCTTGAGGTAAACTCCGCTCCTGGAGTCTCGGGATTGAGTGATCAAATATACATTGAAGCTTTCAGAAAGCTCAAATCCTTACCAAGGAAAGAACTAACGAAGTATGCCAAATAAAATGTTCCCAGAAGAATACAAAAATAATATGATTGAAAGGGTTTTAAAACTGAAAGAATGTGAAAGAGATGATGGACTTAGAGAAATTGAGAGATACAGTGTTGAAGCGGCAGACGGAACTGTTTCCGATGAACTCCGTCTTGTGCGGATTCCGGGGGAGCATAGCACATAATACTTATGTACCTAGTGATGACCCAAACAGCATTGACGACGTAGATATAATATGCGTCTATACAGCCATTCCAGAACATTATATTGGTTTAGGCCGTAATAAAGACTATGGTAAGGGCAAACAAATACAAATCGACGAGTTCGATTGTGTTCACTATGAATTAAAACACTTCATAAACTTACTTCTGAAATCTAACCCAACTACTACACTATTACTATGGTTGGACAACAGGCATTACCTTAAAATAACTGAAGTTGGCCAGAAGTTAATAGACAACCGCAGATTATTTTCTTCTAAGAAATTCTATAGAGCCTTTACCGAATACGCCAAAGACCAGCTTAGGAAAATGAAAACTAATACCTATGAAGGTTATATGGGCGTAAAACGTAAAGCACTTGTAGATAAATTTGGCTATGATTGCAAAAATGCTGCCCATTCTATAAGACTTCTGAGGATGGCAAAAGAATTTATGGTTACAGGAGAGCTAAAGATCTTCAGAGATGAAGATGCTGACGACATTGTACAAATAAAAACCGGACAACGGACGTTTGAAGATGTCAAAGCTTTGGCAAAAGAAGAGGTAGGAAAAGCCGAAGAAGCATACAAAAGATCTAAACTCCCTGAAGAGCCAGCGTATGATGCCATAGAAAAAATCCTAATGGAAATAACTAAAGGCATCATATAAATAGAGATGATGGGAGCTATCTATGGGCTCCATAAAAATAAACATGGAATTGTGATCTTACTTTCGAACGACGTCTATATGAGAGACAATGTTGTTAGATAAGATTACAGCGCTGATTAACAACTAGTTCACTCAATGGGAAGGCGAAAACTGTTCTACGGGCATAGCCGGAAGGAACACCGAGTAACCTGTAATCCAAAGTGCATTTTTGTTAATTGGTTTTTCGGTCTGCGTAAGTGGATCAAGGTTGAATGGGTTGGGGCGGGCGAAGCCATACACGCCGTCGTGCGTTGCTATGGCTCAAGAGAGGTGTAATCATGATTATATTACCAGAAGATTCGAATACGTACAAGTTTACTAACCGTATGTTATGGTGGTTTGAAGGCTTTTGTGGCTTACTTGATGGTCTAACTATGACATTATCAATCGGCTACCTTTATCCCGCTTTTGCTATTAGATTTGCTGAGTGGAGGCTTAAAAGGGCTTTAAGAGACCCTTTCAATCTCATTGGAGATCTAACACAGGATCAGATCAGTAATTTGAAAGCCAGAATTACAGCTAAACGTCTATGGGACTACGAACCAAAGACTACCATTACAGACATGTGTAGATTCATTGACATCCACGAAGCTGCAAAAAGGCCTGACGGGACTTACTACTCTGTAAGGACCGTTAGAGAGTGGATAAAAGACCTCTGTCCAGACAGAAGTCCAGGCAGAAGACCTAACAGATAAAAGGACAGGATTATGTCAGATATTTTACTTATAGTTGACATGTTAAACGACTTCGCCCACGAAGACGGCGCTCTGTTCTTCCCAAGAGCCAAAGAAATTATTCCTCACATACAAGAGCGTTTAAAAGAATATAGAATGAGGAGAATATTATACAAAGGTCTGGATAAATACAACGTCGTCTACGCATGTGATAGACATGAACCTCATGACAAAGAATTTGAGAGATTCCCGAAACATGCTATTGCTAACACATGGGGCGCTAGGGTTGTAGATGAGCTTGCACCTATTAATCCACTCGTGGAGGAGAAGATAGTGGATAAAACAAGGTTCGATGCTTTCTTTGGCACCCCGTTAGCTGCCATATTAGAACAGCTGAGACCGCCGGTAGTTGAAGTAGTTGGTGTATGTACTTCCATATGTATCATGGATACTGTAGCCGGCCTAGTTGCTAGAGATTACAAGGTCCACGTACCCGAACACTGCGTTGCAGACCTTGATAATGATGCTCACGAATACGCCCTGAATAGAATGGAGGGAATATATGGGGCAATAGTTTACACACCCCACAACATGTAACAGGAGGCGTAATGCCAATCATTAAAAGTTTACTCGACACAGATCAGTATATTTTTACTATGGCACAAGCTGCTTTGCACCAGTGTCCAGGTGCTGTAGCTAAATTTAAATTTAAGTGTAGAAATGGGTCCGCTGTTCCTAAAGGAATTGAGCGGGAGAAGTTCATGGCCCGCTTAAATGAGGAAATAGACTATCTATGCGCCCTCAGACTGCGAAATTTGGAGCTTTCTTACTTATCCTATATAAGATACTTCAAAAAGGATTATATTGAGCACCTGAGGCTTCTGAGGCTCAACAGAGACTATATTCACGCTTATATAGACAAGGATGATGAGCTGCAAATTGAAATTGAGGGACCTTTGTTCTTCGTGATATGGTTTGAAGTGCCGGTTCTCGCTATAGTAAGTGAGTTGAACTCTGAATTTAACAATATAATGGGCTTTGAATATATTAACACTGGAAAGAAATTACTTGGAGGAAAAGTAAACTACCTTCGCAGTAATTTACATAAAGATTCTAAATTTAAATTTGCTGATTTCGGTACCAGAAGGAGACATTCCTACGAATGGCACAAATACGTACTTGAATATCTGAAAGCTGAAGCAAAGCATTGGCTTGTAGGTACTTCAAATGTACATTTTGCAATGGAGCTAGGCTTACAGCCAATAGGAACAATGGCACACTTATGGTTCCAAGCATTTCAGAGAATGGATTTTCAGCTTGCGAACAGCCAAAAAGCTGCCCTAGATGCGTGGGTTAAAGAGTATCAGGGTGATCTTGGTATTGCCTTATCAGACATAGGTGGTTTCGAGTGGTTCCTTAAAAACTTCAACCTATTCTATGCAAAACTCTTTGACGGATGCAGGCATGATTCAGGCGATCCTTTCTGGTGGGTTGAAAAACTTATAGCTCATTATGAAAAACTTGGGATAAATCCTTCAACAAAGACTGCTGTATTCAGCGACGGCTTAACCTTTCCTTTAATGGTGAAGTTGTATCAGACGTACAATCAGAGAATAAAAACATCGTTCGGCGTTGGGACTAATCTCACTAATGACATGGGTTATAAAGCCTTACAGATAGTGATTAAAATGGTCGAATGTAACGGTGGTCCTGTGTCAAAACGTTCCGATAGTCGGGGGAAAGGTATGTGTGAAGATCCTGATTTTGATATTTACTTTGCCAAAGTTATTAAAGAGGAAATCTCTAAAGCATAAAGGAGGCTTAGCGTGAGACATTTATTGAGACTGTTTAAAGCAGTGAAAATTAGCTCTAAGGGCCAGAGGATGCCCAACAAAGAGATTTTAACGAAGACTGTAATGAATGGGTTCATCTTCTCCCCCGAAGTTATTTACAACTACTCAAACTATGAGTTAGATGTCATAGCTGACACAGTGATTGAGGAACTCGGTCTGTCGTTAAAAGAAATGAACAATGCATTTCATAAGTCTTGGGAAAAAGTCAGAGATGCCAGCATGGTCCAGCTGGTCCTGGAACAGATGATTCACTACATTACAACCTACGGTTTCGAGGGCCTCGGTATTTATAATGAGGATTCCGTCTACATTCCAAACGAAAAGTTGGACCTGCCGGATATCAATACCGACAAAGTTATCCTGAATGTCATCAAAGGGTATACTACCGAAGAGATCAAAGAAAAAGTTATGGAGCTGCTGAAGTCCGGGATAGCTTTGAAGGAAGACACAGTTAAAGATGTAGTTGAAACTGCAAAGCAAGTAGGTATAAATAATAGTAATGTAGATGACATTAAGAACAGAGAGGTGCTTATAGCTTTATGTGACCACCTTGACCTGTTTCCTCAGAATCCAACAGAGTTCTTAAGGTACGTTATCTATAAGACTACTGGCAGAACCTTGCTCATAAAGGATGCTGCTACTATAGCTATGTTAAAGGAAAAATCTAACGATGTAGCGTACCCTCTGTTCAATAAATATGGGAAGCATTATGGCCTCCATAGGTTAGCCAGTATATTCTTCAGGTTTAAACCGCTCTTCTTGGCTCTGAAATCCGAAGATGCTATGAAGCCTGTCATAAATAAAATAAGAAAGCTTGCGACCAAACATCACCGGCCTATGAAGGAAGACTACCTTAATACTATTACTGCTATAGTTAAGAATGGCCTTGATTTGGATCTGAAAGAGCTGGAAGATAGGCTTGGCGAAGTTAATGCCTTCAGGAAGATCAGGCTTGCTTACGCTTTGAATTATCGGACCTTGAAAGAGGCTGATTCTATATTATACAGAATCAGAAATGGAAAAGGGTTTGCTTTGCCGTTTGAATTTGGCGGAAAAGGTAGAGCTGAGGAAGCACTTAACGTAGTTCTCGAATCGGTTGTTAAAGATGTTAAGAGAAACGTTGCTGGGAAGAAGGTGTTCGTACCGGGTTACATTGACTATGCCCTGCCTGCTACTGAAAAACAATTTACAGGCAACCTTCCCTCAGGTACATGCGTATCTGTTGATAAAGATATAATCTTTGGTATCCACTGGCATAATGTCGGAGGACATAGGGTTGACTTGGACTTGTCTCTGATGAACGTCACAGTCGGTAAAATCGGCTGGGACGGAAGTTACCGTTCCCATGACAAGGGTATTCTGTTCTCCGGTGATATGACTGATGCAAAAGGGAAACTTGGCGCATCCGAGCTGTTCTATGCAAAAGAACGGCAGAATCAGAGTTTTATTATGCTCGTAAATTACTACAACTACAGAGCTGATATCCCTGTTCCTTTAAGTATCATCGTGGGCAAAGATAACATTGATAAAAGAGAGTTCAAACACAACTATATGGTCCATCCTGATAAAATCGTCACTGCCACCAAGACGAAAATAGATAGGCGGCAGAGAATGCTCGGTCTGTTAGTCTCAGGTGAAAATGGTAATAAGTTTTACTTCTCGGAGGCGGATCTGGGTGCTGGTATCACAGCCAGGAATAGATCTTATATTGAGGATACGAGGAAGTATCTCACTCAGTATAGCTCTAACGCTATAAGCCTAAATGATGTGCTAGTCTTAGCCGATACTGAATTCGTTGATGATGAAGACGAATGTGATGTCAATCTATCACCTGTGAATATCGAAAAAGATACGATAATACAACTTCTAACATAGTTCTATCTGGCAAAAAGAGTTCCTACTCAAACCAATGCAGCGCCGAAAGGCGCTATTATATTACTCTTCGCTAGATATCAAAAAATTAATAGGGCAAAGGGAGTTCCTACTAAAAATCATTCTGGGATAAAATACTCCTCGCCCACTAACTTCATACGAGGGGGAGTAGCTCAGTGGTAGAGCACCTGTCTCACTACTCTCCGCTGTTGATGCATAGAGGGTTCCTCTAAACATCCAAACAGGCGGTCGTGGGTTCAATCCCCACCTTCCCCTCCAAAGGAGATATAAATGACTAGAATAAGCACAAACTACCAGGAGATGCATGACAACATAGTTAAAGCGGGAGTTGGTTATCTTGAGAAACACGATAAGGTCAAAAATTTGATCATTGGACTGTCCGGCGGAATAGACAGCACTCTGACTGCTGTATTAGCTAGGGACATCTGTGATGCAACTGGTAAACATAGACTAATAGGCTTTAGCATACCAACGGCATCCAATAAGAAAAGCGAAGTTGAGTTGGCTGCTAAGGTCGGTAGAAAATTCTGCCATGAATTTAAACAAGTTAACTGGTTCAAGTGGCTTTTCCTCAAAGATAAGGTTCCCTTCAGAAAATATGAAAGGAAAGTCCGCAGCGGAAATATGAAAGCAAGAGCTAGAATGATGTATCTATACCACATGGCTCATAAATATAACGGCCTTGTGCTTTCCACGGACAACCTTACTGAATATCATTTGGGTTTCTGGACGCTGCATGGAGACGTAGGCGACCTCGGTCTTATTCAGAACCTGTGGAAAACTGAAGCTTACGGACTAGCCAACTTTATAAGTAGCCAGTTGTTCAAATGGTTTGCTGAGGGTAACTACGTTGACTGGTTGGAATTCGGCGTTAAATCCAAAATTATATCTGAAGTCATTGTAGCTGTACCAACGGATGGTTTGGGTATAACCGAAAGTGACTTCGACCAGTTAGGAGTAAGAAATTACAAAGAAGCAGATAAGATTTTGGTTGAATATATTTATGATAAAAATACAAAATGGGCGGATCACCCCATAGCCGTAAGATATAGGGAGAATGCCTTCAAGCGTACAAATCCGCATAACATTCCCAGGGAAGTTGTACTTCCTGGACCGAAGCCGGTCAATTTGTAAGGAGCAATCATGTTTAAAAGAATGATGGAGAACTTTGGCCCTGAAGCTGTAAAAACAGTCGTAGACGACCTTATAGAAGCCATGCATAGCAGACCACATGATTTCGAAATCAGTGAACATTTCATGCAGGATAAAAAGACAAATTATAAATACAAAATTAGCTATAACTTCGGTATAAGCAGTCCTTTCGAAATGGAATTTGGTTTTTGGCAGGGTAAAAGGTTCAAAAAGACTTTGGATGGCCTTAAAGCATATCAACATAAAGAAAAACTTGATGAGGTGAAAGTATGAGCTTGTTCGGTAAATTCACAAAGACAGTATTACACACAGTAAGCACACCTATAGACGTAGTTAAAGATATGGCTACTCTCGGTGGAGCAATTACGGACGAAGAAGAATCTTACACGGTCAAAAAAGCGAAGAAAATTATTAGTGACATTGAGGAGATAGGGGACGAAATAGATTCCCTATAAATTACGCCATGACTATTCGTGAAGTAAACATTCCAAGAGAACTACGACGGACGCCTAATTGGATTGGATGGAAACATTTTGAAGTTAGCTCAAAACGATTCAGGATTCCAGTAAAACCTTCCAACCAAGACCGAGCAAACGTGCATGATTGTAGTGACTGGGCTCCTTTCGATCATGCTGTCAAAGCATACATACGTAGGAAAATAGATGGTATAGGCTTTGTGTTCTCTGGGGATTTCAGAGATCCTTATGTCGGAATTAAAATATGTAATTGCTTCGACGAAAATGGTAAATTGTCAATGGAAGGTAGAATCATTTTTAGAAGATTAGGTAGTTATACACAACTTAGCCTGTCCGGGAGGAGTCTATCCATAATAGTCAAAAGCGATTTTAAAACTGAAGTACCAGTTACAGTGTATAAAGACTACCAAATTCATCCGATGAAAAAGTTCTTTCCAATAACAGGTCGATTATTTGAAGATTCTAAACCTGAAATACGGGACAGACATTCAGATGTAATGAGAATGGTCAAAAGAGCAACGGATAAAGTTGAAGAACCTAAAATTATTAGAGTTCCAGCTAATACTAAAGCCTGTCCTATATGCCGTATGCCTCCAGGTATACATTTACAATCATGTCCAAGGTACGTTAACACAGTAATATAGAGGTGGTTATTATGAAATCTGCAGGATGTTTTATATTTTGGACGGTGGTCGCTGTTTATTTCTTCAGTTTCCACTGGCTATTCGCTCCTATGAACTATATTACAGGGCTTTCTTCTATTGCTAAAATAGAACAGTTGAAAGAAGACCTCCAAAATGTTAATGCTATAGAATCTGAAGATGTTATTGGACAAGTCACTGAATGGAATCAGGAGATAAGGTCGAATCAGCGTTACAATCAGATTCCAATTGCAGGGTTGTATATTCCAGATTACTGGGATGATGTAGAATTAATACCGTTACCTGAAAGGAAAGAATATGTTTACACCAATTGAACCCCCTGATATAGCATTAGTAAATTTAGTAAAAGTGGACGCTACCAAATGTGAATTAGAGGGCCCTTATGAATGTCCTCATTGCGGATTTCATATGATGTTGGATTCTACTTACTTAGATCAAGTAGAACTTGAAGTAGTATGTCCTTCCTGCAGAGAAATTGTGAAAGCTCCCGAAGAAGCCTAAAACACCGACGCCTTTGGGCGTCGTTGTCCCTCCTTTTTTCCTTCCTTTTTTCTTTTAAATACCAAAATAGTTTATACTTTATATGTTTGTATACCCTTTTAAATCCCTAATTCTGTATTTGTCTTTTAAAAAAATTTCCGGCGGCGGCTGCTTAATGAACTAGCCTTCGATTTAAACCCCCAACTTTTTTAAAAAGAAAGCCTGGCCTAAATAGACCAGACTCTCTTCGTTGGATAGAGCAACAATCTGCTAAAGGTGCCATAAAGGCACCCATCGGTTTTTAATCATAATCTTTATATGTTCTCCAATCTTTACCTTCCCACAACAGTGCTTCGGCATTTCTTCTTCTCACCAAACCTTTCAGAACTTTACCACCAGCACGATTCCATCTTTTAATCTGATTTGGAACATCGTCCCAATCACCACTATTTAACCTTTTTAAAAGCGTAGAATTTTTTAAATTTGTTGGGCCAAGATTGAATGTCCAACTAACTAAAGCATCAAATTGATGTTGATTTAAATCTAATAAGACTAATTTATCAACCCAATCCTCAAACTCTTTCATATCTTTTTTTAAAAACAACTCAGCTCGTTCTGTTGTAATTTCCATACCTTCATATACCCCACCAGTATGTCCATATCCTATAGTCCATACATTTGCAGGACATAAATAAGCTTTTAAATAAAGACCTTCGAAGTGTTTTATTAATTCTAGACCTTCTTTACCAATCTTCATTTTCTCCACCTTCTCTTCCTCAATAATCTCTACCTCTTCTATTTTTTCATCTTCTGAAAAAAATTTCTTAAAGAACCAAAACATAGTTTAAACCCCCTAACATACTTCTCCTAATTTTCTACCTAGTACCACTCTGTTTTTTAAATTATCAGGGCCAGATAGAACCGGCTCTTGCGGCCAACCTGCAGAAGAAAGTACATAAACAACATTTTTATGAATATTATTCCAAGACTGAGCAGACTTTCTGCATTCATTAACAAAAGTGTAAGTTAATACTCCTTGTTTTTTACCTGCAATAATTGTTTCAGAAGAAGTCTGATCATCTCTACAACCAGACAACATCACGTGATTTTGAGTAGCTTTACTACCAAACTTTCTTTTCTTAACAACTTTATCTTTCATTTTTTCTGCCATTTCTTTCGGCATAGCAATATTTCTATCTATATCTCTTGACATACTACCGGAATGACATGTATCACATATCATAGATAAGAAAGCTCCGGATGGAAGTTTATTAAATATTTTAGCAATATCATCATCTAATAAAGGATTGTTCCAATCAAAATCATGTGTCACTAAAACCTCATCAAGTTGATCTGCTTCATCTCCAGACACATCTAAAACCTGAGTACCATGTCCAGAATGGTAATAAAATAATTCATCTCCCGCTTTCCTTCCAGACACCAACCAATTTAAATGTGATAATATATTTTTCTTGATTGCTTGGCTGTCGGTAAGCATTTTAACATTTGCAGCTTTAAATCCACAACATTCTACTAAAAATTCTTTCATATTAGTAGCATCATTTACACATCCCGACAAATCCATTCCTGGTGTTGCGTATTTATTAATACCAACTACAAGAGCGAATTTAGTATCCATGTTTTCCTCCTCACTTGGTGTAATAGGGACGTAATTATCATCATCGTCATCATCATCTTTTCTTTTCTTAATGTATATAAGAGCACCGGCCATTGCCACCACTCCTAAAACTATAAATATTCCAAAGTCAGGCATGACTTACCTCCTTTCTAAAAAGCTATTTTCAAAACTTCAGAAGCAGTTTTCACAAAATGAAACTTAATATCCTCCATAATCTCCTTAGGTATATCCTCTAAATCATCTTTATTCCATTTTGGCAAGATGATTTCTTTAGTCCCAGCTCTATGTGCACCTATAACCTTTTCTTTAACGCCTCCTACTGGTAATATATCTCCTTTTAAAGTTATTTCACCACTCATAGTTAAATTTTCTTTAACAGATTTGTCATTGAAAAGTGAAACTAATGCACAGAACAAAGCCACACCGGCTGAAGGGCCATCTTTAGGTGTAGACCCTTCTGGCACATGTATATGAATCACACTTTCTTTAACATTAGGTAGTTCAATTCCTTCTAAAGTACGCACATAGTCTAAAGCAATGATAGCTGATTCCTGCATTACTTCACCTAATTGTCCTGTTAAAATAATCTCCTCATCAGACATACCTTTATCAAAAATTGTTGCTTCAATATATCCTACAGTACCACCATTATTACCTACAAATAGAGCTGAACTCATACCTGGAAATAATTTTCTCATTTTATTTAATGGAGGTACTTTTTCTCTCCCTAAATACTCTCTTATATTATTTTTCTTTATTGATTCAGATTCTGCTTTTCCCGAAACTATTTTAGTAGCTACTTTACGACAAGCATTAGCTATTTCTCTTTCTAAATTTCTAACACCCGCTTCAAATGTATAGCTAGTAATAATATCATCTAAAGCTTTATCAGTAAATCTAATCTCTTTTGACTTCAACCCATGAGCTTTACGTTGCTTAGGTATTAAAAATTTATTGGCAATATTTATCTTTTCTGGTTGAGTATAACCTGAAAATCTTATTACCTCCATTCTATCTTTTAAAGCTGGCGGAATTGTTCCAAGAATGTTAGCAGTAGTAATAAACATAACATTAGACAAATCAAAAGGAACATCCAAATAATGGTCCGAGAACGAATTATTCTGTTCAGGATCTAAGACTTCTAATAATGCTGACGAAGGATCGCCTCTAAAATCTTTACCTAATTTATCCACCTCATCTAACATAAATACTGGATTGTTTGTTCCTACACGTCTTATTCCTTGGATAATTCTTCCAGGTAAAGCACCAACATAAGTTCGTCTATGACCCCTGATCTCCGCCTCATCTCTCACTCCGCCAAGAGAGATTCTAATGAACTCACGCCCCAAAGCTTCAGCTATAGACCTACCCAATGAAGTTTTACCCGTTCCTGGCGGGCCGACAAAACATAGGATAGGTCCTTGTGAGTCCTTTTTCAATTTTCTTACGGCAAGATATTCTAAAATCCTTTGCTTAGGTTTTTTCAAACCATAATGATCTCGTTCTAAAATATCTTCAGCTTCATTTATATCAAGTCTATCTTCAGTATCTTTTGACCAAGGCAATTCAGTCAAACAATCTAAATATGTAGTTATAACCGAACGTTCAGCAGAAGATGGATGAACTCTTTTTAATCTCTTCAATTCTTTTCTAGCTACCTTTTCAGCTTCTTCTGAAAGGATAGCTTCTTCTATTTTTTGAAGATACTCATCAACTTCATCAAGATCATCCTCCTCATCTTCGCCGAGTTCTTTTTTGATTGCATTAAGTTGCTCTCTTAAATAAAACTTTTTTTGATTCTCGGTCATTGATTCTTTAGCCTGTTTAACAATCTTATGGCTAATCTCGAACTCTTCAATTTTAAATGTAATAATATTTATTAATTTTCTCAATCTTTGTTTAACATCTAATATCTCCAAAAATTCTTGCTTTTCATCTTCCTCTATAGGCAATGAGGAAGCAATCATATCAGCAACTTGACCAGGATTTTTGATATTTTCTATCATAGTGCCGAACTCTTTTGGTATATCTGAATTAAGATTTATCAATCTTTTAAATAGTCTAACAACAGTTGGCACTAATATCTTGGTTTTCTGCTCCCAAATATTTCTACTTTTAAGAATATCAATTTCTGCTTTTAACAAATGGTCTTTTACCATAGTATTATATTCAAATCTATGTAGACCCTGCATTGTTAATTTTACTTTATCATTAAACTCCTGCATGTCTAAGATTTTAGCTAACACTCCAACCTTAGAAAATTCATCTTTAGAACTTTCCTTTATAGGTCTTAAAATACCTACAATTCTATCTTCCTCTTCTAGTTCTTTTACAAATTCATATATATTATGTACATCATCACTATCGCTCATGATAGGATGTATCATTTTAGGAAACAAAATCGGTTCAGAAATCGTTATCACTGGAATCAATTTAGGAAATTCTTTTTTAGAATTTGACATTTTTTACACCTCGTCTTCGTCTTCCCCAATAACCCATTTGGGGAGTTCTTCACCTGCTTTTATAATTCCACCCCAACTCTCATCGGCCCATTTTACGACTGCTTCTTCAAGAAGTTGAGAAATTCTTGATAGATTTAATTCGGTATAAGGTTCACCGCCTATAGCTCCAAGGCGATAAGTAAAAGCTTTCTTATCCTCACCTAAATAAACAGTCCATACGTCAACCACAGAAACTGGCAACATACGTTTGGCCATACCAAGTTCAACACAGTTAGCAAAGGTTTGCATTACATAACTAGTAAGGTGCTTTGCAAATTTTATATCTTCCTCCATTTTAGCTCCTTCCGAAAAGAGCCTAAAAAGTATTTCACGAAGTTTATAAATCATTTCCGCATGTCTTTTAAAATCTTCATCGTTCTCTATATGCTTTAAATCTATATCAATATTTCTATTCATCATCATCCTCCTCATTTACCCAAGCAACATCAACTATAGCGCGTATAGCTAAGGTCTGCCCACAATTTTCACATACAATTTTTGTGAACCCTTCATCCTCAGAAAAACACGCTTTGCCGCATTTTGAACAAAGTATACCATATTCCCTATCAATTACACCTATAGATAATTTATCGTCTTTTAACACAAAATGTGCGGGATTTTTCATACGCTCATCAAAATTCATACAAGGCATCACCTCCATATTGAAATATAAAGCCCTATACAATAACATGGTTAATTAATTATCGCTGTCTTCCTCGTCGCGTTTTAATCTACAACCATTTTCATCTACTCTAAAAGTAGCAAAACTAACTGTACCTTTCTTCCTTAATATATCTCTAATTTTTCTTTGAGTCTTGGTTAATCTGCTTTTTCCAGTTTTAATTTCAACAAAAATTATTTCATCATCAGTAAACTGTATACCATCAACAGGGTTACCTAAAAATCTGAATTTATTAGGATCATACGGCCAATCCGCCATGAAAGGAGCCATATTCTCACCAATTTTACCAACTCTAATCTCAGATGATTTTTTCTGAGACAGTAATCTGTCAAAGCTATTTTTAAGTTTTTTAAATTCTTTATCAGATTTCTTTTTATCGTGATGAAATTTTAAAACTGCTCCTATTGATATACATATACATACTGCAGTTAAAACAAAATACATCCACGTCATAATTTATCCTTCCTTATTTATATAATGCTCTTCTACTTGTTCTTTGATCCTTATTTATATAATGCTCTTCTACTTGTTCTTTGATTGATTTTTCAGATGTGTCCATGTGATTACTTCTGCATGGATTAATGCCTTTATAAAAACAGTAAGCGCTGTAATCAGTTCTACCCCTCATAACATCATACATAATA